TGGTCCAACGGGTACAGGCAAGAGCAGACTGTGCAATGAGGAGTTTCCCGGATGCTATTGGAAGCAACGGGGGAAGTGGTGGGATAATTATGCATCGCAAGATGTTGTTGTTTTGGATGAATTCTACGGATGGTTACAATGGGATGTGCTTCTTCGATTATGTGATAGGTATCCTCTACTGGTTGAAACTAAAGGAGGACAGATGCAGTTTTCTTCAAAATCGATTGTGTTTACTTCCAACACTGAACCATGCCAATGGTACAAGACTGGAGTATACTTTGATGCTTTTGTGAGAAGAGTTAATAAATGGGTATATATGCCAACACTAGGAAGTAAACTAGAATTTGAGAACTACAAAGATTTTTTAAACTCTATTAATTCGATTACATATATAGCACAACTATAATATAAACCTAAAGCTTCGCTCCCTTTTCTTTTTGTTTTATGTTTAAACGTGTGCCTCCCTTTCCTAGGGTTACCTCGCAAGCTCGTCTAACCCTAGGATTATTGTTGGGTTTGATTTTTGATTAGGTTAAAGAACGTAACGTTATACGTAAGTATAACTTGGAATATAAGAGGATCAGGGTTTGTAGAAGCCCCTATAGAGCTACACCCTACAATGAAATAACACTGTTTATTCGGATCCGTGCCAAAAACGGATTGAATAGTATCATCTTTCTGGTCTACGTTCAACACTCTATGTGGCCATGCTTTGAACCTAAGAATAGGCATTTTTTGGGAAGTGTTTTGAGGACAATATCTCCAAACAAGATTTTGACTTCCTTCTTCAATCAGAGTGTCAACATTAGAAGGATAATCCGTGGTACTTTCATCCCGCAATATCCATAGTCGACATCCTCGCTGATTCGCTGTAAAAAATTGATTATCTCCAATATTCGTTCCTGCAAGCTGATTGGCTGTAGTTGTATTTACAATTTGTGTGGCTAATGGCACAACTGTGATGTTGGCATAATTGACACGATATGAACCATAAATAGACTGATAATTATCGTGAAACATAGGCTGATGACCAGTACCAGTGATGTTCGGATCAAATATGCTATTGATCGAGAAAACATGGACTGCGCTGCCAGTCCCACTGGCATCGAGGGTGAAGTTGTCGAGGTATCGTAGTGCAACTGTTTTCGTACTTGGGAAGTTTCCAAGAGATGCACGTATTCGACTAGGTCTTCTAAACGACAAAGCCTTTCGTTTACTGTACGACCGGCCATACATTCTTCCGGCGCGTGGTCGTTTCCGCATGCTTCTTCCATATCTTGGTCGTCTTGAAGTTGATGACCTCTTTACTCTAGCCATCTTATTGGTGAATGAGACAAAGGGGTTCGCCACCCCTTTGTGAACCCCGCTTCGAAGGGTTCTTTTATAAGACCATGGGCTTATAGATCAGATCAACGGCTGGGGGTAATACTGTACCCCAGCCCATGGTCATATCCCAATTCATTGGTTAATACGCAAGCATGGCCAAATCTAGGAATTGGTGCTTTACACTTAACAATCCTCCTGATGAAGTTTTTGACATGCCTAGTAATATAAAATTACTTATTGCAAACAAAGAAATTGGAGAAAGTGGAACTCCACATTATCAAGGATATATTGAGTTTAATACTAGCGTGGCCTTGTCTCATCTGCGCAACTGGAATGGACGCGGTCACTATGAAATAAGGAAGGGTACTCAGTTCGATGCGATTAAATATTGTATGAAGGATTTCTTGGATGGAGAAGGCAAGGCGGCTTTTCCTTTCGACATTTCAATTGAAGCTTTGGAGGGTTTCGGCTTGGTATCGTGGGGGATCGATAAGTCTCAACATTTGGATTCTTTTTTGGAGACTTTAGAAAAGAAAAAAGTGAGCAAATTGACCGTACTGAAAACTTTAATTGATCAAGGAGCCACTGAGAAGGAGATCGCGGACTACGATTTCGACACTTGGTGCAGATCCCACAGAGCTTTACAGGCTTATCGATTACTATGTGTAGCTCCTCGTAACTGGGAAATGGATGTGACTGTGATATATGGTCCAACGGGTACAGGCAAGAGCAGACTGTGCAATGAGGAGTTTCCCGGATGCTATTGGAAGCAACGGGGGAAGTGGTGGGATAATTATGCATCGCAAGATGTTGTTGTTTTGGATGAA